AAAAAATATTACCAATAAAATATACACCTGACTTTGTATCTGATTCATTTATAATTGAATGCAAAGGTAGAGCAAATGAAAGTTTTCCAATGCGATGGAAAATGTTTAAAAAATATGTAAATGATAACTTAAAACATGTAACTTTATATAAACCTCAGAATCAAAAAGAATGTGATAAAGTAATAGAATTAATTAAAGAAAGTAAATGAAAGAAGATTTAAATAAAAAAATATTATCTGATTTAACTGTGCATATGAAGTATGCGAAATATATACCAGAGCTAAACAGGCGTGAAACATGGGAAGAGCTTGTTACTCGTAATAAAGAAATGCATCAAAAAAGATATCCAGAGTTAACAGATCAAATACAATTAACTTACAAATATGTTTATGATAAAAAAGTTTTACCATCTATGCGCTCGCTTCAGTTCAGCGGTAAGCCGATCGAAATTAGCCCAAATAGATTATACAAAGTTTTAATCAAGTCTTATTTAGGCTCTAAGAGATCATCTAAGATAAAATTTGATTATTCTGATATTAGACCAAAAGGAGCTAGGCTTGTAACCTCAGGCGGTAAAGCCCCAGGACCACAACCATTAAAAGAATGTTTAGTAAAAATTAAAGGAATATTAGATGCGAAAGAAGACGGTACAAAGTTATCAACGCTTGAAGTACACGATATCATTTGTCACGTGGCTGATGCGGTACTTGCTGGCGGAATACGTCGTGCAGCCCTTATATCGTTATTTTCAGCGTATGATGAAGAAATGATTTCATGTAAGTCAGGTAATTGGTGGGAAACAAACCCACAGCGTGGTAGAGCTAACAACTCTGCTGTGTTAATAAGACATAAAATA